TATTGTAGCATTTAAAACATCGTTATACTCTACAGGTAAACCAATATTAATATGATTAACATCAACTCTTTGGAAAAGCAAACAATTTACATTAAGATCAGGAACATCTTGAACAACAACTTCCCCATTAGGAAGAGCTGTAGAAACAGGAGTCTGTATTAATTTAGAATTATCTAACTTTCTACTAAATAAAGCCATTTTAGATGTTTCAGTGGTAGTAAATTCGAGTTTAGGATAAACAACATACATTAAATCAAAACGACGCATTAAAGCATCATGAGATAATAAGGAATTGCAAGCATGAAAATGTATAGCATTAGTAGTAAGTAATACAAATTTTGAATCAAAAACAGTTCGACCTTTCTGATCTAAATGAGCCATATGAAGAACATATTCAAAACCTTGACATGCTCTAAGAACATTCATAAACTCATTATCAGGTTGTCCGGCAACATCAATACTTTGAGCAAAATCATCAAAAGTAGTAACCCACTGATTAGAATAACCATCCCAAAACTTGTTCTCATGAACACGTTTGTGAATTTCACGTGAAGGTAAGTTCGTAAAATTATTTAATCTTATACCACCTAGAGTTCTTAAACAAACATCATGAGAAAGTTGTTCCATAGCAACTGATTTACCAGTACCTGGACCACCTTTAAAAAGAACAGTAGCAGGTTCCTGCCGAGAACCGTGAGTTCCTCCATGAATTGCAATGAAATTTTCTCTAAGCTTATTCAAACGATTAATTTGAACAGATAAAGCAGTCTTATCACCAGCAAGGGCTTTTTCATTAGAAATTTTCTGTAATAAACGTTCTCCTTGAACAATTAAATGATCAAGAACTGGTCCATTATCAAGTTCAGTAAGAAATGAACCTTCTTGAACTTGTGTAACAATTTCTTTAACAGCTTCAACATATTTTTCTAATACATCACTGTGTAACTCAAAGAACTTTAATGGTGTACCTCCTAAAGCGTCGACCTTTATAAAATTAACAACAATTTCAATACCTTGAACGAAAAACTTCAAGAAATCAACAATAGAGGATTTAGCTCTACTAAATGTTCCAAGATTTTTCATCCATTCAAGAGGT